ACATAACATAAGATACACAACAACAGTACAAGTAGTACAACATAACATACCAAGTACAACATAACATAGATAGAGTACAAACAACAGTAAGATAACATACATGATGTAACATAAACTAACATACATTATAATACAATAATATATATCCAGCCAAAAAAAGTAAATGTCATATATAAAAATGGGGAGGGGGATTTCGACATTTCAAAAATAGAGGGGGGCAGTCAGCCAGAGAAGAAAAGAAATGCACATTTTATGTTATAAAAAAAATTTTTTTTTAAAAAAAAGTATACCCCCCTATGTAATTATTTCGTATATTTGCATAATAAAATAAACAATTATGAGAAGTGGAATTTACATGATAATTAATTTATCAAATAATAAATCTTATGTAGGTAGTTCTAAAAATTTAAATAGACGAAAAAGAGATCATTTTAATGAGTTAAAATCTAATACTCATGAGAATGCTTATTTACAAAATAGTTATAATAAATATGGTAAAGAGATGTTTGTATTTATTACATTAGAAAAATGCAGTGAAGATATATTAATAAATAGGGAATTATATTGGATAGATATTAAACAAAGTACTAATAGAAAATTTGGCTACAACTTATGTTTACCTAATGAAGATGGAGGTTATGTATTTACAGATGAAATAAGATTAAAAATGAGTCGAGCTGGATATGAGCGAATACATGGTAAATTAACAGATGAAGAATTTGAAATAAAACGTAAAGAAAATGAACTTTACAAAAATAGAGAGAGAATAATTGTAAAAAAGAAAGTATTTGGATTTGATAAGTACACTGGTGAATTAATTAAAACCTACGAAAGTGTAGGTTCTATTGGTAAATCTGATAGAATTAGATTAGTATTAGATAATCCTAAGTACTCCTATAAAGGATTAATATTGATAAAAGAAGAGAATTATGACTCTAATAAAGTGTATAAGCAATTACCAAGAGAAAAAAAAGAAACGTATTATAATTATGAAAAAAAAGGAAGATTTAAAGGTCATCCTGTAGAGACATTTGATCTAACAACTGGTGATACTGTAATACAATTTAAAAACAAACATGAAATGGCAATTTATTATAATAAATCCTTAAAATACATTGATAAAGTATTCAGTAAAGATAGACCTAGTTTAAATTCATTTGGAGTTAGATTTACTTAACTCTATATTTTATCCCCACTAAATTTTTTTTATAAAAATTTTGTATTCAATCTATTTTTTACTATATTTGCAGTCTAATCCTCACCAAACAAATGTGAGCGTCCACTCAAACGAATCTAACAAATTACTATGAGTGTAGAAGTCGGGTTGGCTTAGTAATACTTGATATGAACAGTGTTGTCCCCGATAGATTAGAAAATTGCTATAGTATAAAGACTAAGGTCACTAGGAATTATAACACGCACAACAGATCGGTTAAAAATGGCAACCAGAGTAGTTTATCTGGCAATGTTGCACATGGGGTGGGCTGATGCGTTGACAAACCAGGGCGTAGGTGGAAAAGTTAATTTCATACCTTTAATAGGTATAAAGAGTCTAGCTGCTTAGATTGAAATTAAGTAATGCGTACGGTTAGTTCGGAAGTCTATAGTTAAAATCGGTAGTTGGTGACAACATACTCAACCATTATATATCACAATTATGTCTAATTTTTTATGTCAAAAAATAACAAACTAGTCGTCTTAGCGACCACCCCTCCTTGGGGTGGAGTATGTAAATACTCTTTTAAAAGTTTACTTTTAATAGATAGTTACATAGTTCAATCGTTAAATTTTATTTAACATTGATAACGTACTCCCATACAAGTAATTTTTAAAATTACTTAGTCGGAATGAAGCGAAGCGAGAATGGAGATTATGTAATGGTTAAAATAAATGTCACGGTGAACTATGTCAATTTAATTTAACAAACAATCAAAAACAAATAAACAAATTATGGCTGTACATCATTATTTTCAACATGAAGACACTCTTGAAGAAGCATACGAGAAATTTAAATTATTGTGCGATGTATTAAATCAAGATTTACTTAAATACAATCAAATCAACTGTTATCTATTAAGACAATCAATTTTACTTACTCAACCAAGTAAAGGATTAGAATATATGATAACTGGATGTGATCCAACTAAACAATTTCAACCATTAGATTACTTCATATCAGATTTAATTATAAACAAAGAAACATTAGATATATTAATAAAGAGTGTAAATAAAAATTGTATTTCAATTGATACTATTTATTTAGGTGATAATATATTTGAAATTGACATCAATGGTATTCATTCTAGTACTAATGTTAAAATGAATAATAATATTAAAAGTGTAATAGACGATAAAAATGATTTATTTAGATTAATACTAAGTATAAACACAATCATAAAAGAAATTAAACCACTAAGAAATTAGTGGTTTTTTATTTAATAAAATTTACTATCTTTGTAAACTCAATTAAAACTATTATGGCAACTAAAATTAATTTAAAAGTAACAAAAGAACGATTAGATGTAATAGTATTACATTTAAAGATCTACAACTTATTTGTATTAAACGATAAGTTAACAACAAAAGAATTAGATATAGCTTCATTTATTTATGACAAACAATATGAAGTTATAGATACAAACGAAAGAAAAGAAATTAAAGAGTATTTTAAGATTTCAAATGCAGGTGTATCTATTTACATTAAAACATTATTAGAACATAATATATTAGTTAATAAAGATGATAGTATAATTATCAATAGTAAATTAAATAGTAAATTTGAAGATATGATTTATAATTTAAATGTAGTAATTAATGAAAGATCCGAGGATACTAGTAGAGAAGTTTAAATTAACTCATGACGTTAAGTTATGTACTACTGATTTATATAATTTATTTAGATTAGTAGTTACTAAGATGATGAAGAAAATGGGTGATGGATCTGATATAAGATTTAAATACTTTGGATCATTTCAATTAGATAAGAAATTACTCAACAAACGAAACTACGCATTAACTAAGCATGATGCTCATTTAGGTAAATTTAAAGTTCAATATGAAGAATTAACAAAATTAATTAAATTATATGAAAGCAGAAATAACATTGAGTAATATTAAAAACTATATAGAAGGTAATATTAGATATAGTTTATATTATAGTAAATATTTCAAATGGTTACTAAGAGATCATATTGTAGAACAAATTGAATATAGGATTAATTCTATGAGACAAAATTGTTATATAATGGGTCAGTGTGAAATGTGTGGTTGCTCAACAACAGCATTGCAAATGTGTAGTAAACCATGTGAAGGTCATTGTTATCCAAGTATGTTATTTTTTAAAATAGATTGGGAATATGCTAAAGAAATAGGATACTTTGAAGATTTTGAAATTGATATTAATACTAAAAAATTTAATTTAATATGTGGGAGCAAACTGTAATAGATTTAGGTAATGTAAAAAAGAACACTAAACATTCGTTTAAATTTAAAGGTAATGTTAGTAATATAAAATCTATAAAAGCTGGCTGTGGTTGTACTAGTGTTAAAAAAGATGCGGATGGAATAATCGGATCAATAGCTATAGGACAGATACCAGCTCATATAAAAGAAACTACATTGAGACAAACTAAATCAATAACTATTAGTTATACTGATAAAGATGAAGTTGAAAAATTATTTATAACTTATACTATTGTTTAATTATGGATATATTTAGAAAAGTAGAAAATACTATTATACCAACTGAATCTATATTACTAGTAGAACCATTTAAGACAATGTGGTCTGAAGACAAGTCTAAAGATAAGTCTAGTGCACTAAAAGATTTTGCGTTTATAGAACTATATTGTTCACTTAAAAAGTCTAATCCATTTTCTGGATATGAAGAAGAAAAGAGATTAGATAAAGTTAAATTAGAAGTTTATAAAGATATAAATTATAAACTATCAGGTTTGACTCTAAAGGCAATTGAAGTATACAAAGAGTTTATGTTAAATGCATCATCTAGTTATGATGATTATTTAAAAGCAGATAGATTATTAACTAAGATTAAACAATTTTTAGATGAGGTAGATCCTAATGAAAGAGATAAGTCTAATAAACCAGTTCATAAAGCATCTGAGTTAATTAGTGCTGCTAAGAATCTATTAAGCCTATCTTCTGATTTAAGTTTATTTAAGGAAAAAGTAATGTCTGATACACTACATTCAACAAATAAAACAAGTAAACAAATTAGTGATTTTGAAAGATGATACGTAATGAACAAGGTGAATGGTTGAATACAGATGTCTTTAGGCAAGAAGCTATTCAATTTTTAAAACATGGATATTATACCGATGCACCTGAAGGAAGTCATGAGTTTAAAGAGTATTGGCAAACTCAATTAGAACGATGTAGAAATGGATATGAAGTTGATGGAGTAAGAATAACTGGTCACCATTATCATTATTTAAACTTTTGTCAAATTAAACTTACAGATGAAAGCGATTCTAAAAATGTAAGAACTTCTAAGAAGATTAAAACATTCCCTAATTTCTATGATGGAGATTATGATTTCTTTTGGTCATATGAGATAGCAGAAAAAGGAATTGACAAAGATGAATATCATAGATTACAATTAAAAGTAAGTGTAAAAGAAGACAATTTAGATGGTGGTAGATATTTAATTTGTGTAAAGGCAAGACGTAAAGGATATTCTTATAAATCAGCATCTATATGTGCTAATATATATAATACAGTTAGAAACTCATTAGTACTAATTGGAGCAGGTATAGAAATGTATGCAATGGGGAACTTTAAGATGGTAAAGGATTACCTTAACTTTCATAATAAGTATTGCCCTGGATTTAGAAAGAATAGATTAATTGATACAAAAGATCATATTAAATCTGGATTTTATGAAGAGATAAATGGTGTTAAAACTGAAGGTGGTTATGGATCTGAAATAATGATTATATCATTTAAAGATAATGCCGATGCCGCAAGGGGTAAAGATGCTAATCTAGTCATATTTGAGGAAGGTGGTAAATTTAATAATTTAAAAGATTCGTTTTATGCAACAGATGATACCTTAAGGGATGGTAAATATATTTCTGGTATGGCATTGATATTTGGTACATCTGGGGATATGGAGAGAGGTGGTACACTAGATTTATCAACTATGTTCTATGATCCAGAACAATTTAACTGTTTAGCTTTTGACAATATATGGGATACTAATGCCAAAGGATCTTATGCAGGATTGTTTCATCCAGCTCATTTAAATATGGTTGGGTTCATGTCTAAACAAGGTAATTCTAAATATAAAGAAGCATTAAGTCATATTAATGATGAGATTGAAAAAAGACGTAAATCAGGTAAAGGTAGTATTACTGTTAAGAAATATCTTACTGAAAACCCACGTACACCAGCCGAAGCATTTAGTATTAGCTCTACTAATGATTTTCCAACAGTAGAATTAGATGCTCAATTAAATTATATAATGGCTAATAATTTACATATAAAGTTATCTACTCCAGTAAGACTATCAAGAGGATTGGATGGTAAAGTAAAAGCAGAACCAGACTATGTTAGTAAGTTAATACCTATATGGACAGATAGACCCGATCCTTCATCATTGGAAGGTGCAGTTGTTATATATGAATTTCCAGTTGTTAATGCACCTAAAGGATTATATAAGATAGGCTACGATCCATATAGACAAGATCAAGGTACTTCTCTAGCTTGCATTATAGTTTACAAATCTAATAATAAGTTTGAAGGTTGTAGAGATGAAATAGTAGCTAAATATTTAGGTAGAACTAAAACAGCAGATGAATGTAATAGAATAGCTGAAATGCTTACTGAATTTTACAATACAGAATTAATGTATGAAAATGAAGTCGTAGAAGTAAAGAACTACTTTGAAAGAAGAAAGAAGTTGCATTTACTAGCATTACAACCAGACTCTGTAATTAGTACTAATATTAAAAACTCAAAAGTAAGACGAGTGTATGGTTGTCATATGAATGAAAAAATGAAAGATGCTGGAGAAAAATATATTAAAAAATGGTTATTAGAAGAAAGAGATGTAGATGAAGATGGCAATGTAATTTTAAATTTACATAAAATGTATGACCCAGTATTAATTAAAGAATTAATTAATTATAATCGTAAAGGCAATTTCGACAGCGTTATGTCGTTTATGCAAGTAATGTTTCAATTAGAAGAAGAAGTTCTTGATAAAGTTTATGAAAAGAATGAAGTTAATAATGTAGCTAATGATATTTCAAATTTTTTTAATATATATAGAAGATGATAAACGATAAAGTTTTAAACTTTGGCGAAGTAGCAATTGATCGTAGAGACGACATTACTCAAGCTCAGAAAGAGGCAAAAGATTTTGCTTGGTATAAATCTAGAATGAATAGTATTGGTGTATTAAATGGTACTAATATAGTTATTCCGTCAGAACATGGTTTCATTGATAATAATTTTCCATATAATATGCAAATCAATTATGATTTATATAATGGTAAATTACATAGAGAAGATATGTCATCTACCTATAAAATAGGTGGTATAGATTTAGAAGTTCCAAAAGATATTTCTCATAGAGATATAATCTCACCAATAATTAAATTCCTAGAAGGAATGGAAGTTAAACGTCCTTTTCGATGGAAAGTAGTCGCTACTAATCCAGAAGCAACTACAAGAAAAGAAGAGGAGAAGTTTAAAAAAATTGCTGAGTTTGTAGTTCAAGAAATAAATAAAGGAATTTCTATAGAAGTAGAACGACAAAGAAAAGAAATGGAAATTCAAATGTTAGAGCAAAATAAAGCTCAAGCACAGCAACCAAATCAATCTCAGCAACAAGGTATGGAAGGAGAAAATGCTTCTCAACCACAACAAATGCAACAACCTCAAACAAGTTTAACTCCTGATCAACAGAAACAAATTGAACAGTTTGTAGAGGAACAAACTAAAGCTATGACTCCTCCAGAAGTAGAGACATATATGAAAAGAAAGCATCAAGACCCTGCTGAGATTTTAGCCAATCAGCTACTGAATTATTTAAGGAGAAAAGAGAATCTTGAATATAAGTTTCAAAAAGGTTGGAAACATGCTCTAATAACGGGTATGGAAATATTTAGAATTAGAGAAGGTCATGATTCATTAGTAATTGATGTTGTCAATCCTATAAATTTTAGATTTGCTAGAAATTTAAAATCAGAATATATTGAAGATGCAGATTGGGTTAGTTACACAAGATATTTAACTCCATCAGAAATTATATCAGAATATCCAGAATTAACAGATCAAGAACGAAAAGATATATACCAATATAATATTAATGCAGCAGTAGGTCAGAATGGAGATTTCTTTTCTCATGGTACAGTTAATTATGGAGCTGGTCACCCTGCTGTAGGTAATTTTGGTCAAGTTAATGAATCTCACAATTACTTAAGAGAAACTGGTATTGCTGTATTAAATGTACAGTTTAGATCTTTAAAGAAAATAGGTTTTTTAAAGTATTTGGATATGGAAACAGGAATGGAATTAGAAACTATTGTTGATGAAAATTATAAAATAAATAGAGAATCTGGAGATATAGGTATAGAATGGAAATGGATTGAAGAACTACATGAAGGAACTAGAATTGGTAAAAACATATATGTTAAATGTAGACCAGTACCAAATCAATTTAAATCAATAGCTGATTATGGAATGCATCATAAATTAGAGTATATTGGAGTTACTTATGATAGTTTAAATTCAGAAATGACAAGTGTTGTAGATAGACTTAAGCAAATGCAATACTATTATAATGTTATTATGTATAGATTAGAAGAACTTTTATCTTCTGATATGGGTAAAAAGGTATTCTTTAATATGAATATGATCCCAACATTTCCCGGTGGAGATGGTAATAATGGATCAAATAAAATTACAACATGGTTAAAATACTTGAAAGAATTAGGTATTGGATTTTATAATCCAAATGAAGAAGGTAATAAAAGTCAGGATGGTAATGCGGGTTCAATTGCTAAGGAAGTTGATATGTCATTGGTATCTGATATTACTAGATACATGGAATATGCAGAATATGTAGTTAGAAAAGCAAGGGATCTTGTTGGTGTAAATGATCAAATGCTCGGTCAAATAGCACCTAATGAAGCTGTAAGAAATACTCAACAAGCAATATCTCAATCTAGTTATGTATTAGAGCCAATGTTTATAATTCATAATACAGTTAAACAAAGAGTAATTACTGAACTATTGCATAAATCTAAAACATACTATCAAGAAAGACAACCAGAGGTATTACATTATGTTTTAGATGACAATACTCTTGAAATAATTAAAACTGACCCAGATCTACTAGCTGAATCTAGTTATGGTTTATTTGTTAGTGATAATAGTAAAGCATTTGAATTAAAAGAAACAATTAATCAATTAGCTCATGCCGCAATGCAAAATCAAATGATTGATATGTCACAAGTAATCGATATATTAAATACAGAGGATTTGTTAGTTGCTAAGGAAAAATTAGAAGAATCAGAAAGAATTAAATCTAATCAAAAACAACAAGAACAAAAATCACAACAAGAGCACGAAGCTAGATTATTAGAAGAACAAAAGAAATTAGAGAAAGAAAGACAAGATTTTGAATTAGTGAAAATAAGAACAACTGGAGAAGAGGAAAGAAAGAATATAACATTAAAAGGTCAATTTGATTTACAAAAACAAGCAATGTTATCAATTGGATTTGATCCAAACAAAGATGTAGATAATGATGGTACACCAGATGTATTAGAAGTATATAAAGCAGGAGTAGATGCAAAAGTACAAGCAGCAAAACTAGCATTAGATAAAGAAAAGTTAGATCATCAAAAAGAAGTTGATAATAAGAACTTAGAATTAAGTAAACAAAAAAATGACAATGATTTAGCTAAAATTAACGTAATGAAGAATAAATCAAGTTCGTAAACGCTAAAAAGTGACAAGTAAGTAAGTTAAGTAAATTAAAAATATTTAAATTAAAAATCAGTAACTTAAATTAAAACTTAAAGTTAATTAACAAATACTAAAAAGTTTACATTATATTTTTATAATTTTGCATTAATCAAACAAAAACAAATTTCAATTATTTATGAATACTAATCAACCTAATGATTGGAATCAAGAAGATGATTCTAATTATGAAGTATATACTCCAGGAGTAGATAACTTTAATGAAGAAGTAGCTTCTAAAACTAAAGAAGAGCCTCAAGTAGAAGACGAATCTACTGAACCAGACTATGAAGTTTTCATACCTGGTGAAGATAATACTGAAACTACCTCTACTTCAACTGAAATAAAAGATATACCATCAACTATCAATAGTGCTCATGTTAAGTTAGCTAAAGATTTAGCTCAACTAGGAGTATTAGATATTAATGATGATGTTGAAATCAACAATGAAGAAGATGTTTTATTTCATGTTGAAAATACTATAATGAGTAAAGCAAAAGGATTATTAAATGAGTTTACTGAAAACTTAGATCCATTAGCAAAACAATTTATAGAATACAAACGACAAGGTGGAGATACTAAAACATTCTTAGAAAAGTTTTCTTCCTATGATCAAGATATAAAAGCAGATACTGTAGAAGATAAAATTAGATTTTTAACTAATGCATATCGTGAGAAAGGTCTAAGAGATTCAATCATTAATGCTACTATTCAAAAATTAGATGATGATGGAGATTTAGAATCTGAATTTGAGGCTGAATATACTGATTATTCAGAACGTAAATCTAGATTACTAGAAGACGAAGTTAGACAACAAGAACACTTGGTAGTACAAAGACAAAAAGAATTTCAAGAAGAAGTTAATAATATACAAACATTATTAAGTTCTAAAAAAGAAATTTCTGGATTACCAATTACTAAAAAAGATAGAGAAGAATTAATTCCATTTTTATATCAACAAATAGAAACTGAATCTGGCGGCACTACCACTTCCTTTAAAACTACACTAAGTAATATTATTAAAAATCCGGAACAACTTATTGTGTTAGCAAAGTTAGTTCGTGAAAATATGGATTTAAGTTCTTTAAAAAAAGTAGTGAAATCAGAGCAAGTAAGTAGTGCACGAACAGGTACTCCCAGTTTATTTGGTAACTATTCTAAAAAATAAACAAACAATAACAAATGAAAATTAGTACAGTTTTAGAACAAGGGAATTTTTTTCCCGATAAGATTCAAAGTCGATGGAAAACATTCAGTCATAGTACTCATACTGAAATGGCTCACTTGGCAATCGTAGGAGCAAATAGACCTTATTTACTCACGACTGTAATGCAAGAGCTATTTGTAAATAGACAACAAAACTTTAACGTATTAACATCTTTATTATCTAAAAATAAAGTAATGTTACCAGAGAACCACACTACTTACGAGTGGTCAGTAATGGGAGGAAAACGTAAACCTGCTGTAGTATTAGAAAATGTTCATCCAGAATCAGATTTAACACCTGGTAAATATTCTCGCAAAGTGAGAATTAAATTAGATAGACGTTGGTATCAAACAGGTGATGTAATTGCCCCTCGTTTATCAGATGATAAAAAATATCAATTAAGAGTAGTAGGTTATCCTGTTGATCATGGTACTGGATTTGTATATGAATGTGATCTTAATGGTGACATTAGTCATATCCCAGTTAAATTTTTAACACCAGGATCAGAATGGGTTAAATTATTCTCTCAATATGAAGAAGGTCGTGAACAAGCAGGTTCTACTCAATATGGAGCTGTACCATTTAGATTATCTGGTCGATTAAGTCGTATGGCAAAAGAATATTCTATGACAGGTGATGCTGCTCAAAGTGTATTTGAAATGGACATTCCGTTTTTCCATGAAGGCAAGCAAATGATGGTACGTACTTGGATTCGTTATCAAGAATATGTATTTATGCAAGAGTGGGCTGCTGAGATTGAAAACAATGCTTGGTTCTCAAGAGAGAATACAGGTAGTTTAATTGGTAGTACAAATAGACAAATTCATGCTGGAGCTGGTATTTTCCAACAATTAGAAAATGCAGAAAAAGTACCTTTCGTAGATTTATCAGTTGATTTAATTAATCAAATTGTAACTGATATGTACTATGGTAAAGTAGTAGGTCCAGATAGAAATTTAATTTTACAAACTGGTGAGTACGGTATGTTAGCATTCCACAAGGCAGTTACTCAATTTGTAAATGGAAGTGGACAACCTTGGACATTAGTTTCATCTAGTGAATCTAGTCCTATTTATAAAACAAGTTCTGATTGGGCTAAGCATAATGCATTTGGATTTGGATATAGATTTAATGAATATCAAATGCCGACTGGTGGTACTATTAAAGTAATTCATAACTCAGTATTTGATAATCCAAATCACTTTGGTGCTAAACATAATGGTACTCCAATTCAATCAATGTCATTTGTAGCATTTGATTTAACAGATCAAGGTACATCTACAGGATTAGGTAACAATGTAAAAATGGTAGAACGTACTAACTCATTTAAATCAGATTACATTTGTGGATTACAGTCTCCAATGGGACCAATTAATCATCAAAAATCAGGTGGATTTAGAGCTAGTCATTCTGGTGATTACTACAAATTAGTATGTCAAGTTGATACTGGTATATTCATGGAAGATCCTACTAAAGTGTTACACATTTACTGGGATGTAGAACCAACAAACTATTAAAAATAAAATCAATCAAAAACACATTTTTAATTTATGAAATACGAAATACAACCGATTAATAAAAAAGGAAATTGGTTAGCAGGTAATAATATTCCAGAGGATATTGAAATTCAAGGATCAATTACTTTTGCTGTAGGTTTAAAAAATAATAAATATAGAATCGCATTAAGTGAGGAGGATATTCCAGTTATTGCTAAACATTACAATAGATCAGAAGATGACTTTTCATTAATCAGAACTCCTAATAAATATAGTGTATGGCAAGACTCAACTCTTCCATACACTAGAATTAAACTATCAGGTAAGACAGCTATTTTAGATGACGAAGTTACTGAACAACGTATTCAATTAGCTATATTAAGATCTCATCCAGAAGTAGCTAATTCAGAAGAAGAATTACAGATTAATCCTGATGCTTATAAATATATTATAAGAAGTGAGATGGCTGAAATTCAAATTAAGAATAATAAAATTGCTAGAAAAGATGATGTTAGAAAGAAACTTGAAAAATTAAAATTAGATCAATTAAAAGCTATTTATACAGTAGTAACAGAAAGAAGTTTAAGTAACAAATCTTCTGAATACATGAATGTAGCTAGAGAAGAACTTCTTGAAAGTTATTTAGATAAAACAGAAATTGAACTTGGTAAAGATCCAGATTTAATTCATATTTTACACGTAATTTATAGAGCTATTGAAACTAATATAATTATTAGAGATAAAGGTGTCTTGTATTGGAATGGAGAAGTTGTTGCAGCAGGTATTGATGAATTAGCTAAGTTCTTAAAAGATCCGCAAAACCAATCCATAAAAGCTGATATATTAACTAAATTACAAAATAGATAATGATAACAACTATCGAAAATATGCACTATGACTTCAAAATGAAGTTAAATAAGATCGATAGTCAAAAGTACAGAAATCTTCAAGTCCAAGAAATTGATTGGAAATTAAATGAAGCTCAATGGTTACTTATAAAAACTATAACAGAACCTAGAATACAAAATAAGTATGGATTTGAAACAAACAGACGCACTATAGACGACATAAGAACATTAGTCAGAAACGATTCCCCCCTCGTTTTAAATCAAACTACAAATGATTCTTACACTGCTTCGCTACCAAATGACTACATGTTCTATGCGTCTGCGTATGTTATAGCTGACAAAGGTAATTGTAAAGATAAAAGATTACGATTTATAACTAGACAGCACAATGACAAGTTTCAAGAAAGTCCTTTTGACGAATCATCATTCGAGTGGAGGGAAATAAATGGTAGGTTCTATGATTCAGGTATTAAAGTTTTTGCTGTAGATTTTACACCAAAAACAATTGTACTAGACTATATAAGAAAACCATTATACATGCATTATGCAAATGGTACTATTAATGGAACTTATAATTTACCTGACGGAACTATTCTTACAGGCAAACAAGATTCTGAATTACCAGAACATATGATTTCTGAAATAGTAGACTTAGCTGTACTTATAACAACTGGTGATTTACAAATACCAGATTATAATATAAAATTAAATAAATTCAATAGTAATAATTAAAATTAAATAATAATGTTTAATCCTTTAAGTCCTGTGACTAGTGTTCTAGTTACAAAAGGTGATCAAGCAGTTGTTCCAGTAGGTACAAATATATCTCAAATTTTACCAGGTCAAATCGGGTTTTTTGATGAATATGGTATTGCTGTAGATGCTACTACTGTTTTAGACATCTCAAAATTTATGTTAGCAGTAGGTACTTATAAAGGTACGCTTACTGGTGCTCAAGCTGATGGTTATATTACTAGTGCTGCTAGGAATATTGATTTAGAAGATAAATATATTGCTAATGCAAAATGTTATTCTCCAGCTCAAGATGAAAAATGGATTATATCAGGTTTTGATATTTGTTGTGATAAAACATATACTCTTAGAGTTAATGTTCAATCAGGAATGATTTATAACTTTAGAGGATTTCTTGGTTTAGAAAGATCTCATACTGTTAAAGCTAAATGTTGCAAAACATCTTGTGCTACATGTGATCCTGTAGAAGTTACACCTGATTGTAAACAATTGGTAATTGATTTGCTCAATAATATCAATAGATCTACTAATGTATTTTATAAAGCAGAATATGTAGATATTACTAACCCAGCTACTCCTGTGGTATTAACTGAAGCAGCTGTATTAGCTCTTGCTGATTGTGATAATTTAGGATTACAATTAACTACTATTCCTGAAAAAGTTGCTGAATATTGCTGTATTGATTTAAATGACTATTACAGAAAAGCAGTTACATTATCTATTCGTTTTACAGATGAATTAGAATGTGTTGCTAAAGCTGAGAAAATCCAAAATATTGCTTTGGAACAAAATGCAGGTACGCAAGTATGGCAAGTGTTTGAAGAGTATGCTTTGATTCAACAAGGTGCTCCTTTGACTTGGTATCAATTTAGTAACTTAACTCCATTGCCAATTAGTCATCCAAAAGGTATTGTTGATAAAAATGAAAAATATACGTTGATTAATCTTCAACATGACTCAACTTTCTATTCTTCTCATAGAAGTTACACTAATAGATCAAATACTGTCATTGCGATCCCTTGTACCGATAGTACTACTACAGCGGCTGTAGCAGCTTTATTAGATGCAACTATTGCTAAAAGAGGTCAAGAGAAATTAGCTACTGTATTGGGTACATGTGGTTGCACAACTGCTCCTATTGAAGTATCAGATATTGATGATACAAAAGTCGATGGAATCGGCGATAATTAAGGTTGTTTTTGATTGAGGTTAGTTGGTGGGAGATTTTATTTATTATTATCGACCACCAATTTTCTTATACACTAATTTTAAAAATACAACTAAATGTCTGGAATAAGCAAGCAAGAATTTAACCAATTCAAAGCTCAATTAATGGCTCAACTATGTGAGCTGAAAACATGTGGTTCATGTTGTGATAATAAAGAAGAAAAATTAGTTAGAGAAGTAACTGTATCTGGAAATACTTTTTTTGTAACATATAATGATGGTACTGTAAAAACATTTACTATTGGATCTACTGGTGGTCCTAATCCTGTTTTTGTAACTAATATAGATGTTACTCCAGCAGGTTATTTAGTTTTCTATAGTGACGGAACTACAGAGATATTGGCAAGTAATTCTAGTGACGAACTTGTTAAAATTTCAAGTTCAGATACTAACTCTAAATTTCTTGAAGATGCCTTAAATATTAAAGGTACCGCAGGATTAACAGATCCAATGTTGGTCAGATTAAATTCTGGTGCTAATGAAGAGTTAGAAATTAATATTCCAAAAGTAATTGTTGAAAATACTACCATAACTTATTCTCAAGCAGATATAAATTCAATATTAAAATTATACAGTAAATCAGATATAATTATTGATTTTCCAGGTGCATTAGATCCTTTGAAAGTTAATGGATCTAGTTTAACTACTAATAAAATAACTGATAAATTTAATAAAATTACTACTTTACAAGGTACATTTAGATTTAACACTAGTGCTAATTTATTTGGGTCATTTGGATTGTTGAATACTCTTATTTTATTTTCCAATAATAAAATTGCATCTTATTTTAAAATAGATGATTCTATAAAAACTAAATCTCAAAAATATTTCGGACAAGCAAATTTAAATATATTTGATACAGGTAGAACTATTCAAACTCAAAGTGGTCCTAAAGTACTTTTAAATTTTAATAAGAACTCGGTCTCTACATGTGAATTATCTACTAATTTGAATAATGATGGAGATTTAAAATTAATAGCCGATTTTAATCATAATGCATTTGCTGAATATGATAATAATTCTGTACAAACTACATTGCCAGAAATAGTACCATATGATCCTAGACCTTATTTAGTTACATTTACTTTTACTATTACTTACGAAAATAAATATTAATATGTGTAACAAATGTAAATCATGCAATGAGTGTGAAAATAAATGTACATGTAATTCATGTGCGGATTGTGAAAAAGAATTGGTAGTTCAAAGTGTAACTTTAGCTGGTAATACTTTGCTTGTAGTTTATAACGATGGTTCGCAAACACAAACTAATTTACAAACTCAAGTATTACCTTTACATGTTAGTAATGTTGTTTTATCTAATAATACTTTAACTACTACTTTTTCAGATGGTACTACAACTACTTCAAGTGTTAGTATTCCTAATTCAGTAGTTAATGTTGGATATAATAATAATATTCTTACAATGACATTTGTAGATGGTACGACTAGTAATGTTGGAATACCATTTAATCCAAATGCATTTGTAAATTCTACTGTTACTAATAATGTAATAACATTTGTTAAACAAAATGGTAGTACTACGAATTTAACAATTTCTTTACCGAGTCAAGAATCTTTAACTTTGAATATAGATTCTATGACTAGTACTTCTGCTTCTAATGTAGATGTTAATGAAGATTATATTATAACAGATTTTATCAGTGAATATAGTACATTTAAAAAAATAGAAGCTAAAGGTTATAAAGATTCATTCAGAAGAGTTGTTGATTTAACTTTTAAAATAAAATGTCAAGGTAGTGATAGTGGTACTATCTTTAATAGTATTTTAGCACTTGGCGATTTGTCTAATTCTACTATAGTTTTAAAAGCAACATTACCTACAGTACCTTTATACGAAGTTAATGTTAGTGGTGTCATCACGCTGACTTTTGCAAAAGAAGATGCTGTTAGAAATGATATTGAATTTGAACCTGAATTTTCAGTGATTAATTTACCAGCTAATGTTAAATTAAAAACAGATGGTAGTTTAGAAATAGTATTTTCAATTTTTAAATCTACAGTAGAAGATTTAGGATCATTAAATGGGATAGGTACTCATGAGATGATTTCTAATCCAGTTATAAATGGATCTTTTAATTTAAATTATTTATATTAATTATGAATTTATCAAACTTAGATTGTAAGAATATTTTAATACAATCAGATACAATCTCTGATTTGATATTAAATCCAAATAAATATTCTGATATAAAAATAAATGTTACAATCAACGATTGTAATACAGTTTATACAAATCAATGTACTCCATTTAATTTATCTTGTAGAAGTTCTTCAAGTATAGTATTACCTAATTGTTGTGGATTAAAAATTAAAAGTGTTTTTGCTAAAATGCTTTTAACTCAACATGAATTTGAAATACCTATTCAAAATGGTAGTGTTCAAAATTGTCAAAATGTAGTTTCTATAAGAAATGAAGTTAATAGTTTTTTGTTAGGTAATTATGGTAGAAATAATGTTTTAGTTTCTTCTTGTAATTTTAATAACCAAGATCAAACTTTTACTCTTAATCTATTATCCAATTCTCAGGAGGTTGTTTTTACAAAAATAGTATATGAATTAGATGGATTTGAAATAGAAGGTTACTTAGAGATACAAAATCAAATTAACTTTGCAATAACGCATCAAGGTATTATTTTATATCCAGACTTCTTTTTAACAGAAGAATTAAACAATGGGATATATAGTGTAGAAGTAATATTAACTACAGTGAATGGAGTTGAAATAACAGAAACTAATTGTTTATTTGTTGATTGTGGATTAGATTGTTTACTAACTGAAAAAGCGTCTTCATTGAAAGATGATAATGAAAAAAAAGATCTATTATTATTACATTATGCATTATTAGCAGGTAGTAACTGTGGTTGTAATTGCGATGAATTAGTAGAATTGTATAAACAATTAATAAAACAAATAGGAGATGAAAATAGATGTGGAACTTGTTAATTGTAATATAACGAAAGAAATTTTAAATTATAATCTGAATAAAAGATTTATGATAAATTGTTTTGATAATAATATATCATCTTTTAATTCTACATATATAAATAATTTAAATTGCTCACAAATAAAAGAATGTGATTTAAAATCACCTTGTAATACAAAAATAATTAAAAAACTATAATATGAAATTTATTGAAAAAATAGAATATTTACAAAAGCAAATCTGTTGTTTAAAAAATTCTTCTGGTAATCCTGATATTGATTTAGTTAATAATGGAAATGGTACATTTACATTTACCAACGGTGTTGATGCACCTGTAACATTTGATACTGAAAAGACAATTGTTATAGATAATGGCGATGGCACATTTACATTAACTGATGATTTTGGAACTAATGTGACTATAAATACAAATGATATATTAACTACTTATGTAGATGATGTTATTGCTGGCAATAAAATTGGAACATATACAGATGAAGCTGGAACACCTATTGACATTACAGAAACCATTACACTTATGGAGCAACAAGCCAATGGAGATATTGAGTATCTTTCAGAAGACGGAGTTGTTGATACTGCTGTAATTTTATCTACAGATATTAATCAATTATTAAAATCTGGAACAGATAATGGTAATTTATTAGTAGTTACTGATTTAATATCTACAGATGCTAACAATACAGTTACACCTGGAACAGATGGTAAATTGTTTGCTCCTATAGTATCCGTATTTCCAGATGACCAAGTATTTAGTGGTGTAGCTACAGATACAACAAATGTAACTTTAACGCCATTGACCCCAACTCCAGAGGGTCAAATTGATTACAATTTAGAGGTTAATGTTAAAACTCAATGTGAAATTGATTCAGATGCATTAGGTATTAAATTAGCAGATTCTTTTTATGAGAATATTGGGACAGGTCACCTACCTACATTGGCTACATTAACTCCATTTGACTCATTAAAAGAAGTTGTCCAGGTTAATATTGTGAAAGATGGATGCTCATTAAAAGGATTCGTTAATAAAGATACAGTTGTATTTAGTAAGTTTCATGGTATATCAGACGTTGATTTAAGTGTATTAACAAACATAGCAGTTGGTTCAGAAGCTCCAGATGTAGTTTCTATTATTGTAACTTCATTAGCTGCTAATTTTGATTTCTCTAATTGGTACATTAATACTTTAAGTACTGGTAAAAAAGTAGGTCAAAAGTTTATTGTAGCATTAGATATTAATACTCCATTGTTCTCAATGACTTATGATCACGCTAATGCTGGATTGATAAATTCAATATTTGATAAAGAGATATTAACAGTAAAATCTCTTGAAGCTAATACATTGTATGAAGATTAGTATGATAATAAAATATTTTAAAACTACAACTGGTAAAGTATTTTATAAATACTCATTAGAAAGCGAAGAGAGTATTAAAAAAGAAAAACGAAACCTAGACGAGGTTAAGTTGTCTTTGTCTAATCCTGAACTTGAAAATGAATCTTCTGAAGAAATATCTAGGGAAGACTATGATTCAATAATAAATAAAATATTTCCACAATATGTCATTTAATAAAAAACTAAAAATAACCAGACAGCCTTTACCTTCTAATACTATATACTCTAACTATAGAAATAGAAGACCTGTTGTTAATCCATCTGGTAGTAAAGAATACATTAATGGACTTGGAGCTGTTGTTATTGAACCTGATACTGATTATTCTTTTATAAATACACTAGGTAGAGAAGTTGATATTGATGTTGATTTTATTATTCGAGCAGTGTGTTATTCTGGTACTGCTGGAGGGTCTACTCCAAATGTTTTTGCAACAACAGATAGGGTTTTAGTTGAATATAATAATGCTCCATCTTTGAATGCATCTTTAAGCTCTCCAAATGTTGTTAGTAATGTAATTTTAAGTTATAGGAATATTGATACTACATTATCTAAAACTGAATTTACTCCAGATACAGCTATACAGGGTACACATTACTGTGTAGTTATTTCAGGAACGTATAAAGCACATTTACTTCCAAATGAAATTATTGTTGTATCATTTAATTTCAATATGACAAAATTTGAATTAAATGGCAGTACAGCATCAGGAATTGAAAAAACATTTTACCAAGAAGTTAGAGTTCAACCTACCATTTTATACCTAGAATAAATTATGTCATTTTTAAATAGAATAAGAAAAGTAATTGGAAATTTAGTGGACAATACAGATCCACTAAATCCAATTGTAAGTTTAGATATATTACCTGAATCTGTAAGTTCAACTACTTGTGAGGATTCTGTATTAGTTAAATCAGACATACCAACTCTTTTAAATGGAGAGTACTTTGGATGGGCTCAACCTGAGAATACTCAATGGTCTAACGTTCCTGCTTGGGACAATAGATCATGGAAAGTTTGGTTTGAAGCTTTATTAACTGATGGTCTTGCTACTGTTAATACTACTCCGGTTACTGATTCTTTTGCAACATTCCAGTTATTAATTGATGAAATTAATAATCAATTAATAGCTTATGGAAGTTCTTTTAGAGTAATAGGTCATGCAGATGGTAATAGGGTCTTAGTATGTGATATTGACTTTAATCCTTTATTGAGTACTGATGCTTACATCACCGATAATCAATTCAATAATATGAGATTGTTTATTGAGGATAGTGTCACCAATAATGATTGGTTAGTTAAAGCCGAAGAGCCTAAACCAGTGATTCTTAGTAACGTTGAATTTGGTAGTACTCCTGATTATGAATTTAAAAAATTACAATGTGTTTGTGACGAATTAAAAAGTGTACCTGATGGGGTTTTTGATCCTAGTGATTCGTTCATTGTTATTGGGACTGGTCCTATAGTGGAAGTACAAGGTTGGTTATATAATGGAGTTAATGCTGGAGATGGTTTTATGGCTACTCCATTTGTATCAGGAAATCAGATTTCTATTAACACACTAAGTGTAGATAGCGTTGATTATATTCCAGGAGGAATAATTGTAAATACATATACAACATTTCAAGATTTCATAGACACCGTAAATGTATTAATATTAGCAAGTGGTGTTCAATTAGCTACCAATAGCAATAATGATTTTTATGTTTCTGGTAGTGATGGAAATCCAATAGCACAAGCATTAGTATTTAATTTTTTTGACGATACTGCTTCAGCATGGTTGATAAAAACATGGTTGCCAGCAACAATAGAATTAACTTTAGATGGTGACTGCAAAAGAATACAATTACCAGTTAGTTCTCAAGATTGGGCTTTGCAAGGTAATAGTGGAACAGATCCAGGTTCAAATTTCGTTGGAACAACGGATGCCACAGCTTTATCTTTTAGAACAAACGATGTAGAAGCTTTATTGATTGATGCAGATGGTAATGTAGGTATAGGAACGGGTATCCCAGCTCACAAGTTAGATGTAGATGGAAATATACAATTCACAGGTGCTTTAATGCCAGCAGGTCTGCCTGGAACTACAGGACAGGTCCTTAAAAGTAATGATTTAGGGCTAGCTCCAACATGGGAGGATAATTCATTAAAAATATCTGACCTTGAAGGTGCTGATAAAATAAATAGTATTGATAATTTAGATTTTCAACAAACTTGGACCTGGAGTACAATTGTTACTCAACCAGCTTTAACTTTAAGTGCTCCTAGCCTAGGTCCTCTAAACGGCTCTCTTTTAAGATTAAATGCAGGGGCAGGGAAGGCTATCACCAGTCCAGATACAATTGCTATTAGAGTAATCACAGGGACTACAGGGGGTTTAGTGTTAGATACAGGAACGACTGGAACAGTAAGTATTGGGACAAATTCTAATCCTAAAGCTGTTATTGTAGGAAATACAGTATCAGGTTCTAGTGTGACTTTAAGAGGTGCTACAGCATCATTGGCTATGTCTAATACAGCTGTAAACTTCTTAACATCTTCGAATTTGGCAAATGGGTTTACGTTTGGTTTTAGTGGAACTAATACAGGTAACGGAATCGTTGTAAATGCAAATGCTATGACAACTGGGTCAGCTCTCAAGGTAGCTACAACAAATGCTAATTTAAATTCAACGGATGGATTTTTAAATGTAGCAAATTCAGCAACCCCAGCTAATCCTTTAGGTTTATTTGCAAGGATACAACCAAATGCAACAATAGGGTCAGGCTTACGAATTTTAAATAATGGGAACGTAGGGATAGGTACAAACAATCCTACAGACTATGTTCATATTGTTAAAAATGTAGATGAAGGGGTATCGATACTTTTGGAAAATCAAAATAACAATCCATCTGCGTACTGTAGTATTGGGGTTTTAAATGGAGATATTTTAACAGGGTATGGCTCTTATAAATCTGGTGGATATGCTTACAGTGGAACATCGTCGAATCATGACTTCAGGATTACAAGCAATAATCTTACAAGAATGAACTTCGATAAGAATGGGAATATCGCAGCAGGAGCTTTTACTCCAACAGCAAAATTTCATACATCAGGTACATTACGCTTCGAAGGACTTGGCATAACATCTGCGAACACTAGATTCTTAACAGTAGATAGTACAGGTGTTGTTACCATAAAAAATCAGAATCAGTTTAAATACGATATTAGAACTGTAACAGCAAGTACAACTTTGACTAATACAGACTATACTGTTATTTTTAATGGTTTGAATTTAACAGCTACTTTACCAGTAGCTAGCACAGGAACAGTATACAATATTAAAAATATTAATGCAACAAACCTTTCTGTAACAGGTAACATAGATGGAACAGTTCAGACAATTACGTTAACGCAATTTCAGTCAAAAACATTCCATTCAGACGCAGCGACTTGGTACTCAATTTAATTATCAATATAAAAACATTACTTCCAACAAAAGGTAAAAAACCTAGTAAATCTAAGAAATGAGAATAGTATTAACTACATTGAGTATGTTTATAAATTTAACTTCATATCATATATGCAGTTATTTCTATAAGAATGACATTGACAAATGGTATGATTTTAAATTTATACTTACTTCATTTAGTTTTATATTACTATATCAATCGTTGTTCTACAGTTCAACTAAGTTGAGTAGATTTTTAGCTACAATTTACTATGGTATCTTTATAGAAGATTTTACTGATAGAGTCTTTTTCAATACAACCTGTTATGAATGGAATGACATACTAACATTATTACTAATCATTGCAATAGCAATACATAATTATAAAAATGAAAAATGGTAGGAGTTAAACTATTGATACTTTCACTATTGGCATTATTCTCCTTAGTCCCATTTTTAAAAGATATTAAAGATCACTTTGGAGAATATTCAGTTTCTAATATTTTAGGAGTAGGTACATATCTAAGTTTACCAATATTAGATCCAAACGATTACTTTATTGATTTAGCAATAAAAACTGGATTTGGTATATTAACAAGTGTTATAGCAGCACACATTATTTTCTTTTCAAAATTTCTAATTAAAAAATACTTTAAAACTTTCAAAGATGAAAACACCGACTAAATCAACAATTAAAAAAAGCCTTATCGCAGTAGCAATTACTTTATTTGGAATTGGTATTGTTAAGTACAATAAAGTGAATACTGAAATTGTAATTGAAACAAATGATTTAAGAGATACCTTACTTGCAGATTCTTTTAAATTAGATTCTTTATCAACTGATACTGTATTGATCGATACAGTAAAATAAATAACATCATGAAATCATTTTTAGATTTTAATTCTTTATCTAAGCTATTTAGTCTTAATGGTAAGGATTTCCTAAAAGGAGCACTAATTGCAATATTCTCTGGAATTATTGATGCATTAGTGCTTCAAATTTCAGAAGGAGAAATAAACTACAATCACTTAATTATAGTAGCTCTTACATCATTTTTAGGCTACTTAAATGTTAGATTCTTTTCTAATGAGAATGGTGATTTTTTAAAAAAATAAACTATGGCGTTTAAACAATTTAATCCAGAAGTATTAACACGTGCAGATTATGTAGCTCTTGCTAATTTAATTTCAAGTATAGATGGTCCATTTATTGATTATTATACGGACCAATCTTTTGGTAGTAGCAATCTAGTACTTGATATTAATCAATCTAATACTACGCAATTTACATACTCAAATACATCTAATCAAATTAAGAAATATTATGCCGAAGAAAATACATTAATGAATGTAATTCTTCAGCAAGATAACTCTATACCATTAACTGGTACCGAATACTACTATCTTCAATGGCAAAAAACTCCTTATTATTCAGCACAAATATTATTTGGTAATACATTAGGTCCATTACCTACAGGATTTAATTTTGGGAGTACAAATGGTAGAATGTATATTTATATTAGTAAACAAAATATAGGATCCACAATTACTGTTCAGCCTATAAATGTTACCTATGTTAATAATACATCTGATACATGTGCTTATAGATTAGAATATTCATATTCATCTCAAGATTATCAATATGCAGATTCTGTATATACCCAGTATTCAAACTTTGGTAGCTGTTTCGATGTATACGCATCCGCTGATTTAACAAGTCAAACGCAACCTATTTATGTAACCGTATATGATAATGTAAGTAATTCTTTGCTTTATACTACAACCTTGAATCCATTAAATAATAATATTAATTCTTGGACTGGTCAGCATTGCGGTTACACAGATATAAGAGTTGAATTTAATTATTAATATTATGGAAATAACAATTGGGAAATTAAAGTCTATTTTTAAAGAAAAAGGATATGTATTCTTTGAGAATGGTGAAATGAATTTAAATATCATTCATATTAGAATGAAGGAAGTGTTTGATAATACTTATTCTGATATTAGTTTATTAGTATACTTGATTAATAATAAATGGGTAATTAAACAATTTCCTTCTTCTACAATGGCAGGATGGCATTATGAGTCTGGAAAGGATATGAATCCTAAAGGGGTTGGAGTTGTTGTAGAAGGACAGTATCGTGCTTCATGGCAGTTTGTTAATTCAAATGTACTTGCTCATAAATCGCCTCATCTATCACAGCGTAAACCAATAGCTGTTTACAGAGATAGAGATAAAGATCATAAATTAGATAGAGTAAATATCGAATGGTCTTTAGGTGGATTTAATACACACAAAGGTGGTCGTAAGAAAGTAGACAATTGGTCTGCTGGTTGTACAGTCATTAGAGGTGATGTTCAAAAAGAGTTCTTTATTGATATTGCTAAAGCTGCTGTTAAATATGGAAATACATTTTCACAAACATGGTTAAACATTAAAGATTTTGAATGATATGATTTTTTTATTACCTTTGTAATATAATCAATCGAAACAGCAAGGAGTTGATTAGTCAACTCCTTTTTTAATTATAGTACAATGAATATAAAATCTTATTTTAAAGAACTATCTTTTGTAGAAGAAACTCATACTTATACTGTAGGTAATGATAAATTAAAATCAGTAAGTGGTTTACTTTATTATTTTCAAGAACAAGTAGATTTCGATAGTATAGCTGGATTTATTGCTAAAAGAGATGGTAAGACAAAGAAACAAGTATTACGTGAATGGGACGAAAAGAAAACTGATGCTTGTAAACTAGGTACAGAAACTCACTTGTTCGCTGAGTTGGAGCATAGAGAACCTATGAATAATAAAGAACGAGCAGCTCAATTGTTTTTAGATAATTTAAAAATTAGTAAATATGAAGTTGTAGAAAAAGAACTTCAAATGTATCATAAGGAAAAGTTGTTTGCTGGTACTGCTGATATAATTGTTAGAAATAAAGAAACTGGTAAATATCTAGTATTAGATTTTAAAACTAATAAAGATTTATTTAAAAGATATAAATCTAAATGTTTAATAAATGAATTTAGTTATAAACCAGATACTCCATTTTCTAAATATGAGTTACAATTAAGTTTTTATCAAATTCTATTGGAACAAATAGAAGGTATAGAAGTAGAAGCTAGAATTATAATATGGCTGAAAGATGATGGTTCATTTGTTACATATCATGGTATAGATCATACTAAAGAATTAAAAGAATGGTTAAATAAACAAACTAAATTTACAATATGTTAATTAAAGAATTAATACAGCGTGTACAATCATTATACTCTAAAGGTGTGCATTCTGAAGATACTAGATTATCAAATAGGCATATCTATAATAAACTTGTATCATCAAGAATACTTTTAATACAAAGAAAGTTTACTAATGGTCAAAATGTAAGTCAATGGATTTATCAAGATCTACCATGTGTAGAAATGATTAAAGCACCATTAATAGAATGTCCTTGTGTTCCTAAAAATGGATGTTATATTCTAAAATCAAAATTAAAATTACCAAAACCAATTGTGGGATTAGAACGAGTAGTTATTGATTCAGTAACTACATTAGATGGAACTATTAGATTAGATCAAACTACCTTTGGTACTGTAAAGAATGAATTAGAAAGCAAGTATTCTGGTAAAAGATTAAAATGGTATATTAGAAATGAACATTTATATATTACGTCTAATAACTATCCAGAACTAATTACAGTTAGAGGTATATTTCAAGATCCTTTAGCTTATTCTAAATTTACTGCTTGTGGTTGTGATACACCAGAATCTGATGACTGTGAATCTTTTTTAGATAAAGAATTTATGATAGATGGAGATTTAATAGATGTTTTAATTGAATTAGCTAGTAAAGAACTATTAGAGGAGTTTGGTAAAAATAGAGAAGATTACACTAATAATGCAAGAGATAAAAATGAAGAAAAGTTATAGTATATCGGATTTCTACAAAGAGTTTAAATCTGAAGTTGATAAATATGATTTATCTAAAAATGAATTTTTAGACTTAATGTATAGTTATTTTAAATATTTATCAGATGAATTACTAGATAAAGGTACAATTACATTACCAGGGGCTAATGGCTACTTTGAAGTAGTAGAAAGATTAGGTACAATAAGATTGAATGATAAAGGTGAGATAATAAATAAAATGGTTGATTGGCATACAACTAATCAATTATGGAAAAAAGATGAAAAACATAAATTAAATAAAACTTTGATTTATCATTTAAATGATCATACAAATGGTCGCTGGTATAGAATTAAATGGTTTAAAAATAATATAACTCATAAGAATATAGGATTATATAAATACAAACCATGTCGAACCTTAGCTAGGCAATTAGCACAAAATATAAAACTAAACTTAAAAGAATATTAATATGAGTACATTACAATTTACATCTTTATCAAGAATTATTGCTAAAGTAAGAAAAGAATGTTCTGTAGATAATTTAACTGAAGGAGATATAATTGAATTAATAGGTGATGCTTTATCCGCATTAGATTTAGATTCATCAATTGAAGAACGAGTAGTTTTTGCAGAAGTTAAAAATTACAAAGTTCAATTACCTAGTGACATTATTAAAATACAGCAAATAGCTAAAAATTTAAATTTTAATTACAAATCAAAATGTGATGATAATGGAAATTTAATTTGTCCAAAATATATTCAAGAAGAAATACTTGAATGCAAAAAAGAAGATAAATGTAATAAGTGTAATGATGAGTGTGATTCTATACATAGTCAAAAACCACAAGTTATATTTATGAATCCAAGAACTTGTGAAGAAGTAGATGAGGATGTTAGAAAATATGGACCATATTTAATTTTTAAATGGAATATGGGATTGAGAAGTGGTAATGATTTTAATCTGATAACAAGAGATTATTTTGTATCAGTAAGAGCTACTTCTAATACTATGTTTAAATCTTTATTATGTACAGATACATATTCAAATTTAGATAGTACTAATTTAGAATATACTATAAATCAAAATAAAGAATTATTATTTAATTTTCAAGAAGGTCAAATTGTAATGTCTTATCTAGCTACATTAACTGATGAGAATAACTTACCAATGATTCCAGATAATATTTCTGTAATAGAAGCTATATTAGCTTACGTAACTTTTAAGGCAACTAAAAAAAGATTCTATGACCATAGAGAAGGATCAGATTCAAGATTTGTTAAAGCAGAAAAAGATTGGCATTGGTATTGTAGACAAGCTAAAAATTCTGGTTTATTATCTATTGACACTATGGAGTACTTAAAAAATATAAAGAGACGCTTTTTACCAAATACGAACGCATATGAGCAATTCTTCAAAAATACGAACGCTAAAGAAGATAGAGGTTATATGAGTGGAAATAATTTTAATATTAATTATGGCAGAAGATACTAATAACAATCAATCCCAATTAAAAGACATTGGGATTATTTCTTTTAATAAGGGTTTACATACTGATAACTCTCCAGTAAATCAACCAGAAGGTACATGGAGATATGCTTTAAACTTAGTAGATGAAACATCCGAAGGTGATGACACGTTTGTCACTAACGAAAGATCAAACTATCAATGTTCACAACTTAAGGAAGGTTATGTACCTATTGGTTGGGTTTATATTAATAATAATCGAATGGTTATTTTTAGTGTAAATACTCAAACTGGATTATCTGAAATAGGTGTTTTATATAATCATTGTGAATATACTGAATTGGTAAATTCACCTTGTTTAGAGTTTAATGAGCATTATCAAATTGACGCTGTATATAGACTTAGAGCTTCATGTGAAGATACTATTTATTGGGTAGATGGATTAAATAATGATAGATATTTCAATATTAATAAACCAGAATTATTCTACAGTGAAGAATACAAAGATTGGTTATCTAATCCAGTTGGACCAGAACCAACTAAATTTGATTGTTCTAAATTTGATTCTACAAGAGCATACGATATTCCATGCTTTAAAGATGTAGAAGTTAATCCAGGAGGTAGTATACCGTCTGGTACGTATAACTTTTCAATTAGACTTTTAGATGCTGATAGAAATCCTACTGCTTGGTTATATTCATCTCAATTAGTACCTATATATGGCGATAATTTTAATAGTTCTTATAATTCTATATACGGTTCTTCTTACGTTCAATCTGATCCTATAATGGGGATTAATCCAGTTAATAAATCTATTAAATTAATATTGGATAATTTAGATTCTAGATTTGAATTTTATCAAATTGCAGTTATAAAAGCTCATTCATTTAATGGTGAAGTAAGTTCTGTAGTTATATCAGATGTCAGACCTATTAATGATAATACATTTATATATGATGGAAATGAATCTAATTATACTATAGGAACAAAAGAAGAGTTAGAATATAAAACATTTGATTTAAAAATATCTCAACATATAGAGCAATTAGAAAATAGATTAATTAAAGCTAATGTTAAAGGTAGTAAATATCCTTGGTGTGATTTCCAATCAGCAGCATCTCAAATTGCATCTACATATATTATAAATGAGTTTGATTTAGATAATCAATCTTCATTTGGAAATGCTAAAAATCCAGACACATATTTTCAAGAAAGAGGATATTTAGGTGATGAAGTTTATGCTATGGGAATTGTATATGTATTTAAAGATGGAATTGAATCTCCAGCATATCATATACCTGGTAGACCATTTAATACTATATGGGATAATGGTAGTATAAGTGTTACAGATGATTCTGAATGGATGAATGATAATTGTGATACTTCAGTTAAATCAACTACAGAAATGCAATTTTGGCAATCTAAAGAATCTAAATATGAAGATCTTTTGCAATCTCAATGTTCTTCTATAGATTATTGGGGAAATGATTTTGCAGGTAATCCATTAAAAGATCAATTTATAAGACATCATAGATTTCCATCAAGAACTAGAGAACATCACATAGGTCAAGCTACAATTATAGATAGTCCTAAAAAAGTGTTTGTTACAATTACTGATACTTGGACAGATGAATCCAATTGTCCAGAATATGTATACCCATTATCAGTTGAATTAACTTACGAGATAGGTGGTGTAATTCAACCAGTGGTAGTTATATTAAGTAATTTACCACAACCTAGTGGTACTAATATAGTATTTAATGGTGATACAGGATTTGAATTACCAATCGGAGCAAATTTAATTTCAATAGTATTGTTGAATGGTAACGGAGCTGACGCTACTGGAGAGTGTTTTAGATTAGATTATAGATTAGAAGGTGCTACACCATCTTTAACAGGATTAGTTGGTAGGTCATTGGGCATTAAATTTCATAACATTGTCTATCCTAACTCAGATATAATAGGTCATTACTTTGTCAGAATGGATAGAGATGCATTTAACAGAACAATTATCGATAAAGGTATATCAGGAATAAATAGAAATAGAACTACAACTGGAGGTGACATTTCAAAATCATATGTAGCATTTACATATTTCGATGATTTTTTAGGTAGACCTACTATGTTTCCAAATTGTCAATGGATAATGACTCCTAACTTTCAATTTTACAAAGAAGCTGTTAAACCAGAATATTTAAAAGTTGAAAACTTATTTACTGAAGCGACAAGAAATATAAGTGTAACTGAATATGATGATCCAGAAGGATCTGCTTTCTGGGGTAATGAAGTAGATAATTTTATTAAAACTAGAATTAAATATTATTCAGGTATTATATCACTTGATGATTGTAGTGTACAAAAAACAAATGAAGTAAATAAATATTTAGTATTAGATAAACTTACATCAGATGATAATTTAAACCCTGGATTTACTACTGTAAATATGTCTTGGGATAATGACATTCAGTTTACAACTACAACTGACGGATTTACTAATATTCCTTTTGCTATTAATTATACAAGTTTAAAAGTAAATAGAGATGTACATTCTAATCTTTGGAATGCTAAATATCAAAGAATCCATAATTGCCTTTACACTTTAGATAGTGATCAAGAGTGTTTTGGTGGAGATATATTTATAGTTAATTATGATAGATCAAATAGTCTTTATCAGTTTAAAGATTCAGGGGTTGGTAATGAAGTACTAACTTTTCTAGCTGCAGCGGCATTAGCTGCTATAACAGTTTTATTTCCTCCACTAGGTGTAGCTGGAGTTATTGCTGGAGGAACGTTGACTACAACTGCTATAGTTTCTATAGCTATTGTTGGATTAGCAGTTATAACTTCTTTTGTTGCTTCTATAGGTGAAATACTAACTGCTTATAAAAAATATGGTTTAGAAGAATTAGCAGAAGATATTCAATTTGGAAATAAATCTACAGCTAATTGGACTGATGATAATCATATGACAGGTGAAGCATTAGTTGGTATCTATATTGAATCTGAAATTAATTTAGATTTACAATTTAATCTAAAAGATAATAGTGAATATGAATGTACTACTTATTTAAAAAAAGAAGATTTAGCAACTACTGATACTATTAGAAATTACTATGCTAAAAAATGGTTGTTTAGAAAGAATCCTAATACTACAGATTTAGCATTAAGATATACTCCAGATTACCCTGTACCTTGTGCTGAGTTATACTATTACAATAAAGATTATTCAAGAGAGAATTTACAATCGGTCTACTATTCTCTTCAATCTAATTATAACTGTTGCTCTGATTGTAGAGAAACTTTTCCAACAAGAGTAATCTATTCAGAACAATCATTTCAAGAAGAGTTAAGTGATAATTATAGAACATTTCTTTTAAATAATTATAGAGATATAGAAGGTGAAACGGGAGAAATTACAGATATAACTAGATTTAATAATAATCTTTATATTCATACTGAAGAATCTATATGGCAATTACCAGCTCAATATCAAGAAAGAGTTACTGACGAAATAGTATCTTATATTGGTACAGGAGCATTCTTTTCAATACCACCTAGAAAAATATTAGATGATGATATTGGTTCTGCTGGTACACAACATAAGTGGGCTACTATAAAAAATAAATATGGAATATTCTTTGCTTCAGAAAGAGAGCATTCAGTTTATATGTTTGACGGTAAAATGTCGGATATATCAAAATCTGGTAATAAAAATTGGTTTAAAAACAATTTAAGACCATTTTTAAAAGATCAATTTATAGATAAAGGAATAGAGTTTCCATTTATAAATAACAATGCTTCAGATAAAGGAATAGGTATTCATTCTGCCTTTGACCCAAGACATGATAGAATTATATTAACTAAACGAGATTATAAGATTATTAACGATAATTGGAACATAGTTAGAGTTGATGGTGATATTATAAACAATCCTAATTCTATTTCACCTTTGCAATTTGATACTCGTACTAATGACTTCTTTATTTACGAATATGGAATTTTAAAACCAATTTCATTTGATAATTTTGATTATTTCGAGAATAAATCATTTACTATATCATATAGTCTGGTCAAAAAGATGTGGTTATCATATCATTCTTATATTCCTAATTTCTATACTTGGAATAATGATACATTCTTTTCTTATATTAATAAAAGTAATTTCATATGGAAACATGATGTTTATAATTACAACTCTTATCAAACTTATTATGGTAAATATTATCCTCATATAATTGAAGTAATACATAATGATAAACCATATTTAAATAAGATAACAGATGATTTTACATTTCAAACAGAAGTTAAGTCATATGACAATTTAAATGAAGAATGGAATAATCATAGATATGTAACATTTAATAAAATATCAATGTATAACAATAGACAATGTTCTGGAGAATTAGAAATGATAGTTAAAGATACTGAGTCTAATGTTAATGATTACATGTCACATCAAGTTAATAATAGAATATCATCTAATGAAATAATAATAACTAGAGAAGAACGTAATTGGAATATAAATGACTTAAGAGATATTAGAATAGATTATGATAAACCAATTCATAGTAAGAAATGGAATAATATTAAGAATGAATTTCCAATTGATAAAGTAATTAATTTAACAACTATTGATTTTAATAAAAATTGGTATGAATTAGAATCATTTAGAGATAAGTTTATTACAGTACGATTAACGTTTTATAAACAAGAACATTCAGATAAAAAACTAATTTTTAATTATAATTTAACAACAAACGGTACTAGTTATCGATAATTTATATATCTTTGTAAAAAATAATTTAATATGAAAAAGAAAGTTAATAATAAAATTAAACTTAAGAAGTTTGGTGATGGAACGAGTTCATTAGGAATAAATCTAGATGATGTATTACCTCAGGGTAAATCTATATTTGATCAGTTAAAACAAATTAATAATCTAACTAACCCATTTAAAGATCCAAACTCACAAGTACCAGTTCAACCAACTTATCCTACTCAGCAAAATACAAATTACCAAAGTGTAGTGGGTGAAATATCACCTGTATCAAAAGAAGTGAAATCTATAACAACTCCACAAAGTTTAACTGACCCATTATCTGGGTTAGTTACTGGTGGAGCAATGAGTTTATTAGGTGAATCAATTAACAATTTAAATGCACTTAATAATAAAGGTCAAAATTCACCTTATAGATTTGTTACTACTAATACTAATAAAATAATGGCATATGGAGGTAATGTAGGTGGTGGTCCAAAACTACCTCATAGTATAAATGAAATAGGTTTAACTGGACTTCAAAAACTAGCTGAAGTTGGAAAAAAATCAATGTTACGAAGGATGCCATTAGTAGGAGGAGTATATGGAACATATGCTGATTTAATGGAAGGAAATTATACTGATATACCAGGCGATATAGTATCTATGATTCCTAATCCAGTTACATTTATAGCAGGTACTGCTGATGGATTAGCTAGTGATTTTATACCAGGTTATAGAGAAAAAAGAGATAACATTGTTAAACATATGATGGATATGCAAAGAGCTACTTCGTCACCTAGATTCGCATACGGAGGTCAAGTACCAAATATTCCAGTTGAGGTAGAAGGTAATGAAGTAGTACAAACTCCAGATGGTCAAGTTGCACAAGTTAGTGGTCCTAATCACGAGTCAGGTGGTGTACAAGCCAATTTACCAGAAGGTACTCAAGTATTCTCTAAACGACTAGAAAAAGAAGGTAAGAATTTAGCTAATAGAAAACTTGAAAGAGAAGCTAAGTTGAATAAATTAGAATCAATGTTAGCTAAGAATCCAAATGATAAGTCATTACAGAATACTTATAATAGAATGAAATCTGTATTGGAACAAGAAGAGAAATCAGATTTAATGATGCAAGAACAGATTAATCAAGTCACCGAAAGTATGCAACAAATGGCGTATGGTGGCAAAGTTAAACAATATAGAACAGGAGGAGTTGTAGATGATGAAGAACGTATTCCATATGCAGAGAAACCAATTGATCCAAATGAATATTTTAGAAATCAAGTTGTAGAGGATAGAACTCTTCGTAAAATGGAAGCGTTAGACGATGTTCAATCACTAGGTTATGTTCATCCAAAAACTGATTTAAAAAATCAAATTAATGCCGTAATTAAATTAACTGAGCCTACTATTATAGACTTCCCAAAGCAAACTTTACCAGAAGTTAATTTTACACCAGAAGCTCAATCAATGTATACAGTAGGAGATCAATTAGGATTTATGGGATTAGGAATGGGAGCTGTAACACCAGGATTAATGACTGGGCTAAATAGAATTGGTGATAAAAAGAATATTAATCCTTACACTAATTTTGGTAGAGAAGCATTAGGATCTAATGCAGCTTCTATGAGTCAAACTCAAGGTTATAGAGATCAAAATATAGCTATTAATAATTTAGGTTATCAAACAGCTTTAAAACAGAATCAAAATAGTAGTAGAAGTGTTAATACTACTAGAGGATTAAATATAGCATCTGATCAAGTTTTAAATAATGCTAATTTAAAAGTGAACGAAGCCTATGCTCAAAATATGCAAAAGTTATATGGAGATAGAGCTCAATTACAAAATGCAAGAGATGCTCAAGTTATGCAAGGAGAAGGTACTAGAGATATGAATGA